GCCAGCAGGTACAACTGCACAACGTCCAGGCAGTGCAGTAAATGGTATGTTTCGTTACAATACTACTGATAATGCATTTGAAGGTTATGCAAGTGGTGCTTGGGGAGCTATTGCTGGTGGTGGTGGCATTGCACTCACGGACCTAAGTATAACCACAGCAAGTGCTGGTACAGCGGCTTTATCATACGACAATACAACAGGTGTGTTTACATATACTCCACCCGATCTAAGTTCATACCTAACTAGTTATACAGAAACAGATCCTGTAGTAGGTGCAATCACAGGAATAGTTAAAGCAGATGGTGCAGGTAATATATCAGCGGCAGTTGCAGGAACAGATTATTTAACAAGTGTTTCAGTTAATACTGCTGGAGATAGTGGAACAGGTACTGTAAATCTCTCTACACAAACTTTAAGTGTGGCAGGTACAACAAATGAAATAGAAACTAGTGCAAGTGGTCAAACAATCACAGTTGGATTGCCCAATGATGTAACTATCACAGGAGCATTGACTGTAGACACAAACACTTTAGTAGTTGACAAAGCAAATAATAGAGTTGGTATTGGAGTAGCTAGTCCACTAGAGAAATTACACGTTGATGGTGCAATAAGAGTTGATGGAGTAAGCACACTTAAAACTAGTACTGCTACAGTAGCTTCAACTAGTGCTACTAATATAGACACGTTTGATGCGACGGTTGATAGAAGTGCGAAATATATTATCCAAGCTACTAACACTGTTACTGAAGAATATCAAATTGCAGAAGCAGTTTGTATACACGATGGTGCTACAGCATATATTAGTATTTACGGTATCATTTACACAGGATCTGCAGAGATTACAACCTACAGTGCTAATTACAATTCTGCAACATCAATATTTGAATTACAAGCAACCGGTGCTACTGCAAACAGCATACAATATAAAGTTACAAGAGTAAACACATTGGTATAACACATGACAATTAAACCTTTTTTAGTAGATGGAAACATAGTAGTCAACGAAGCTACAATTACAAATAGCGGTACCAGTATTGTGCTTCCTACTAACAGTCATTTTTCTGGTGGTGGAAATATATTTAATATATCTACCAATACCACTGATGATATTACACAAGGTACAACTAATTTATATTTTACAAACACTAGATTTGATGCTAGAATATCAGCGGCTAGTATTACTGCTTTAAGTGATGCAGATCAAACAGTTCAAACAACAGATAATGTAACATTTAACAATATAACATCTACAGGATATCTTGCAGGTCCTGCAAGTTTTACTATTGATCCAGCCGCAGTAGGCGACAATACAGGCACAGTAGTTATTGCGGGTAACTTAACTGTAAACGGCACAACAACTACTGTAAACTCAAACACTGTGAATATTGGAGATAATATTCTTGTATTAAACAGTGACGAAACAGGAACGCCCAGTCAAGACGCAGGCATTGAAATCGAGCGTGGCACTAGTACAAATGTTAGTTTGCGTTGGAATGAAACCACAGACAAATGGCAGTTTACAAATGATGGAACAACATACAATGACTTAGGCACAAGTGACATTGTAAATGACACTACACCACAACTAGGTGGTAACCTAGATGTAAATGGAAAAAGTATTACGGCAAGTTCTGGTACTATAGATTTTGAAATTAATAATCATAAATCTTTTTTTATTGGCGATAGCTATATTAAAATAGATGCTGATAACAATTATTCTGCAGGATTATCATTTATAAGAGATAAATCGACACCAGCCAATGGTGATGTTCTTGCTTATATATTTGCTAAAGGTCGTGATAGTGGTAATCAATTACAGTCGTTTGCAAGAATAGATTTGAATTCAGAAATAGTAACTGCTGGTGCTGAACGTGGCGCAATAGTGCTTAGAAATGTAGTAGGTAGTACCTATCAAGATTTTTTCAAAGCAGATGCTAATCTCATGCAAAATATTTTATACAAAGATATCAAAGCAGATACAGGTGTTAATTTAGTCTTTGAAGGTGCGACTGCAAATACTTATGAAACAACATTAACTGTTACTGATCCAACTGCTGATAGAACTATAACATTACCTGATGCAACTGGTACAGTGCCAGTATTCGCAACTGCACCAACCAGTGCAATCACAGATGGAACAGCTGGTCAGGTATTACAAACAAACGGTTCTGGTGCATTAAGTTTTGTAGATCAATCAGAAGGAGCAGTAGGTGGCGGAACAGATAAAACATTTTTAGAAACTGACAATAGCGTCAACAGTAATTACACACTAAGTACAAATAGAAATGCAATGACAACAGGACCAGTAACAATCAACAGTGGCGCTACAGTAACAGTGCCTAGCGGACAAAGATGGGTAATACTATAAAATGAGCAAGGTTAGAATATACGGAGATACAAGCGGATATGTGGACATAGCTGTTCCTGCTGTGGCAGGTACACGCACACTAAACTTGGATAAAGTGCCACAAACAGCCACCAATGGAAATACTGGTATCGGTACTGATAACCCAAGTCAAAATTTACACGTATCAAGTACGGACCATACAAGAGTATTAATTACTGGTGGCACTGACAAATATGCAGAACTACAATTTGAAAATGATGCACAAAAATTTGCAATGGGCGTACAAAATGATGATAAGTTTTTCTTGTATAATTCTACTGGTACATCACAAGTATTGACTGTTGATACATCTAATAATGTTGGTATTGGTACACAAACTCCTGAGTATCCTTTACAAGTGTCAGGATCTAATGTATCATCTGGTGGTGGATTAGCTACTCTAGGGATATATGATACGGGAACTGCTTATGATGGTACAAATCCCGGTGGTGGAATAACCTTTAGAGGAAAGTATAATAATGCCGGAGATTTGACTAACTTTGCAACTATACAAGGTATAAAAGAAAATGCTACAGATGGAAATTACAACACCGCATTAAGATTTACTACTAGACAAGATGGTGGAAATTTAACAGAACAAATGAGAATAGATAGCTCTGGTAACCTTTTTGTATTCACTGGCGGTGTAGGAGTTGGTACATCATCTACAAGTGGAGTGAAATTATATGTCAAAAACACAGGTACTTCTAGTACTACTTCACCCAAGACATTACTTACTTTAGACAACTCTCCATCATCTGGTACACCAGCAGAAGGATCTGGTTCACAAATAGAATTTAGAGGAAAAAATCCTGGCGGCGGCACATCTATATATGGACATATTGCAGGAGTTTTTGAACAACCAAATGGTTTCAACCAGCCAGGATCGGGCGGTACACTACAATTTGCGACAGACGGTTATGTTGGTAGTAGCACTACTAGAATGACAATTAATTCTGAAGGTAAAGTTGGCATTGGTGTAGTAAATCCACAAGCAACACTACACTTAGATACAGGGACCAGTGGCGTACCTAGAATAAGATTTGATCATCAAAATGCAAATGCAGATGTTTTTGAAATTGGTTCGGGCGTAGATGGACAAACCAACGCAGGTTTTAGTATCAAAGATGTTGATGCAAATGCTACTAGACTTGCGATTGATGACAACGGAATTTTTATGTTGAATAAACTTTATTCAAATGGTGCGTTAACAGGTTTTGAACACAGAGGCACAGGGCAGACTTGGATTACTATGAATCAAGCCACAAACGAAGCTGTGCTTTACATTAATCAAACAACCGGTGGCGGAAACAACAATGCGGATAGCGGACTTGTAATAAAAGGACACGGAACCAACGCGGCATCGGGTCAAAGTACCTTATTGAGAGTTGAAGGACTAAACACAACACATGGAGCAATAGATGCATTTACTGTAACAAACAATGGCAGAGTAGGTATTGGCACATACAAACCTACAACCAATTTAAATATTATTGCAGGCAATGGCGGTGGACTTTTGATGTCAACCTATTTTAGCGGTACAGTTACTTCAGGAATGTCATTAGGTGAATTAGGATTCAAAGGCTATGCAGATGGTAATACAACTGCTGGTGCAGATGCTAAAATCGTTGGAGCGGCTGATGGTAATCACTCTGGTACAAGTGCTCCAGCGAGATTGGATTTTTATACAAAAGATAGCAGTATAGGACCAGGCAGTGCTCCAACAAGACGTTTTAGGATTGATGAGCAAGGTGCCGCATTTGTACACGCCAGTAAAAACAACTGGTCAAGGTTTGTACAAGGTGATAATACTAGTGTACACTATAGATTATATGGTGCTAGTTCAAGCACCACAAACTACAACTTGTTAAGATACAGAAGACACTATTGGGGTGCTGGTAGTGTGCATATTACTTTGTTTCAAACATACTATAGTACAACATCACAAGGGGAATATTGGTTAGCAGGACATGGCAGAAGTGATGGTAGCTACACTCCTAATTATAATTTAGTGTATCGAGATATTTACAATGGACCGGGCAGTGGCAGATTGTCTATCAATCAACCTGGTGGTGCTCCTGGAAACAGTGATTCTGAAATTGTAGATGTATCAATTAGTATACCAGCATATGTACATTATATAGTAAAAGTCGAAGTATCACACAGTACATTTTATCCAACTACTTCCACAATGCCTGGGGTAAATTCATATGCATTATTCAGTTAAAAGAGGAAAACATGAGCGAAGAATTTGAATACAGTCCAACCTGGTTATATCATCCTATAGTTATTGATGGTGTTGAATATAGTTATGATCCAAGTGCAGAAATTCCAGTGATGCCGGATCATGAAGACTATGGAAAAACTGTACAGCAAATTGTAGGCAGTGACGTAATAACGAATGAATTGATTGCAGAACACAAAGAAAAAGATACCTGGGAACAGATTAGACAACACAGAAACAAATTGCTTATTGCATGTGATTGGACACAAGGTGCAGATGTTCCTAGCACTATCAAAGACCCTTGGGCAACCTATAGAACTGCACTAAGAGATATCACCAAAGTGGCAACTACAGCAGAAGTGGTATGGCCTACCAAGCCAAGTTCTACATAAATATGTTTAGCAAACAGGAAGTCCTATGTCAACTCTTAAAATAGAGCATATTACTAATATAAGTAGAAGTGGTGAAGATCTAAGTATTGATACTAATGGTAATGTTGGTATTGGAACAACAGGTCCTAGTTCTCCATTACAAGTAAATGGTACAGTAATAGCGGGTAATACAGACTTTGGAAGCTATAACAGTACACATGGCAATTTAATGGTTAGCAATGGCTCTAATCCTACTTCAATATTACTTTACAATAATGCTGGTGATTTTAATTCAAGTTTGATACAGTATGATACCAATGCGTTAAAAATAGGATTGAACAATTCAAATTCGGCAAATACTCTTTTAACAACTTCAGCCATCAACGTAACATCAACTGGAGTAGGTATAGGTATTTCTCCAGCATCTACATTGCACATTAACATGGATACAGATAAAAATATACAATTCTCTGGTGGTATAGGTGAAATAGGTAGCGTACCAGGTTTCCAAGCTACTAATGATGCTAGTAGTGGATTGCGTAGTATGGGTATGAGAGCATCAACTCTAAGATTTGCAACTGGTAGTGCAGAACGCTTGAGAATAGAAGATAATGCAGTTGGTATTGGCACCAATAGTCCAAGTACAACAGATTCAGGTTATAATGAAGGTGCCCTGCATGTACACAATGCAACAGGCAGTGGATCACAAGTTAGATGGACAAACAGTACTACTGGAACAGGCACCAGTGATGGTTTTATGATTTCAAAGTGGAGTGACAAAAACACTTATATAACAAACTTTGATGATGGTGCTAAAACTATTTTTACGCAAAGTGACTCAAGTGGTACATTGAATAGTACTGCACTGGTTATAGATGGCGACGGTTATGTAGGACTTGGCACAAACACTCCTGGTTATGCACTTGATATAAATGGAAATAATTTTACAAAATCCTCTATAAGACTTACAAGAACAGATAGTGGTCAACACAATGACCCAGGTATTTATTTTGTTAACAATGCAGGTGCAAATGATGATTGGGGTATGGGTGGTATTTGGTTTACAAATTCATCAGACTCTGGTAATGCTTATGGTATAATTAGAAGCAGAACTGATGATGCTACGGGTACTAGTGGTAAGTTAGAATTTGTAACAGGCACAAGTGCTGTGGGTAATTTTACAGATGCAAGCATGACAATAGATAGTAATAGCGATGTTGGTATTGGCACGACACCATATGCTAATGCAAGACTAACCTTAGGTGGTACTGACAGTGGTGGATATCCAGCTGTATTACAGTTAGACAACAACAACACCAGTGGTGCAGAATTTTTCATGCTTGCTACAGACACAAATTGGTCCTTTGGCGCTAATAAATTTATTATGGGACATGGAGCACCTAGTAGTAGTAACGTTGATTTTTCTATAGATAGTGCTGGTCTTGTTGGTATTGGGCCTTACTCACCCAATGATTCAGGTGGATTTGGCGTAGCATTAGATATCGGTGGTAGCGGTGGCGGAGCATTGTATCTCACGGATAATACAGATAATAAACAAGGCACCATTGGAATGTGGGATAGCAACCTGTCAATTAACAGTAGACCATCTGACGGAGAAATAAGTTTTTACATTGACAGTGATAAACAATTCAAAGTTATGGCAAATGGTACTTTTCAAGCAGAAGATCAAAACAATAGATCTGCCGCAATAATAAGTCCTACCAATGTTGTACACACTGGAGCATATCCTTATCAT